CCAAATGGCATGGTACGTCAACAGGCTCCTGTGTATATCACTAACAAAAACAAAGGTGATCTGGACAAACATTGCAGAGCATTACTGGATAGTCTAACCAAGTCTGCATTTGCTGATGATTCACAAGTTGTATCTTTACACGCTGTCAAAAAGTACTGTGAAACAGAATCTGAAACTGGTGCGACCATAAAAATAAGAACAATCAATGAAAAGAATTTCATGGGTAGCTTGTCCTAAATGTAAGGATTATACAGATCAAAAAGTAAGAAGATCAGACCGCAACTCGAAACACGTTATTGTAAGACGTAGAGAATGTTATGAGTGTGGTCATATCTGGCATACAATCCAACAACCAGAAATAACTGTTGAAGATATAAAAGCAAAATATACATTGTGTGAGTAGTCGGGTGATGGATAAGCACTTCGCTTGCTCCCCTGCCTTCCCTATGCTTTGCAAATAGGTATTGTATGGCTTTCAGACTTACTTGGCTAAGTCATCAGGCTACCCGACTTTCATAGTTCATTTAATGCGTGTTCGAGGGAATAAACAACTCTGGAAATAATACCAGCATCTAAATGCTCTCTTGCAACTCCAGATCCTTTTGTTGATGGGTTCTTTTTCAAAAACTGTCTGAGCCTATGGGCATCTTCAGCTTTTATGTTGAGAAAGATGTTCATGTATCGTTTTAGGTAGCGAAGCATGGGCAATCTCTTACATTTAGATATTAACTCCTAAAACAATGGATCATCACATTCTGGAATATTTGCGGTATAAATAATATCATCACAATTTTTGATCTCAAGATGTAGCAAAGCAATTTTTTCTACTGCTGCATAAACCTCTGGCTTTGTTCTAGGCTCACAAAGATAATCAATATACCTTTCTGCCTCTTGCTCCAGAAATGCCTTTTTGAATTGATACTGAAGAGTCATAACTAATCTATTTTCTTCATTTTAGAGTTTATGTTTTTTCTGTACCAAGAATTAAATACTTTAGGATCTGATTCAAGAAAAAATTTAGCTTCTTTTATTACTTGTGCTTTTACTACTTTAAATAAGTTATCTAAAGCTTCCTCTGCATCTTGAATACATTCTTTTGCTTTTTCATCTGATGGAGCAGTTGAAGCTAATACTGCTGCACAAATCGCTCCGTTGTACCAGTTTTCTTTTGATAAATCCATTGTTTTTGGGGTGATAGGTGAATAAAGACCCCACCACTTAAGGTGGGGCTGATAGGTTTTAAAAGTTGTAGTCGTAAAATGCTCTCCAGCCTCTGCCTAATGTTGTTGGATTAGAACAATGATCTCCACATTGACACCATCTGCCATCTTCTCTCAAGCCAAATTTCATGATTCCACCTTCTGTGTTTCTGGTGATGTCATACTTTAATGATCTTTGATTTGTACAATGACCAGCAAAACCTCCAGCGATAATATTAGGTTTTACTTCTTTATTTAGTTTGTAGCTATCGTTTTGAACCCAAACAAATTTTTTGGTTCTTTTGATAACAGTACAAGGGTGAATGTCTGAGTAATAAAGGACATGAGCTTTGTCACCGATTTGAGGATCTAATCCTAAAGTTACGTTTTCGTTTGTCATTTGAATAATTTGGTAAGTAAATAAAAAAAAGAAAAGGGGAATGTTCTCCCCTTATTTTGTTGCCTCGTCTAATCTTCTTTGTAGTTCAGCGATAATTTTCTTTTGTGTCTTAACGCTACCTCTTAGGCATCTAACAGTCACTTCGTCAAAATAACCTTTTGACTCAATAATGTCTGTTGGACACATACCTGTTTCTGCTAATGATACCCACTCTTCACAAGTGAAATTCTTACAAATAAAGTTAATCCACTTTTTATAAGGTCTTTGGTTGTACTTGAATCTTGCAATAAATGTATCAACGTGTCTGCCAACATTTGATGGGTGTAAGTTTTCAATCTTGTAAACTTCCTCGAAGTTTTTTGAAAGGCTGTGCTTGCCTGTGTAAGTTAAGTAACCACCATGATAGTTGAAAAGTTCTTTTTGGAAAGCTGTTTGAGTCATTTGAATCCTTTGCGAAGTTTTGAATAATCAGCCGATCTCTCGACCTCATGTACTTAATATATATGTATTAAATATATATGTCAAGCTTTTACCTCTAATTACCTCTATATGTTTTGAATCTGTAACAATATCTCATAGGTATTGACAGGTAAACAAAGGTAATATAATATTAAGTCATGGCTGAGATAGCCGTTCTTTCGCAAGGTATTTCAAATGAACTTCACAAGACCAAGAGCAAAAAAAGTAATTCAAGGCATTTTCACTGCTATGGATTGCGGCAAGTGGTTTACAAAACAGGACATTACACTCAGATTTATCAATGGTGGTTACAGTGGTGAGTTAGCTACAAGATACGCAGATGCGTTAATTGCAGCAAACACAGACATCAACCATTTCAGCAGATGGGAAGTCAGAGGAACTAAGTGGTTAGTTTACAGAACTTATCAATAAGCCTTATGACCTCAACACCTAAAACACAAGCTGAAAAGGATCAGCACAAGAGAGCCAGATTCAAAGCTCTCAGACTTCCAAGAGTCGAAGCCATAGTCAAAAGACACAGGCAGCTTCAAAATCTAGCTAATCAAAGCAACTACAAATTTACCAAAGCTGAAGCTGAACAAGTCGTCAAACTTTACGAACTTATGCTTGAAGAAGCACAAATCGCATGGCTTGAAGTTGACTCTTACAACCTAGAAAAACTATTCACTTACGATCAAACGGAGCTTGACTAATGCAAAACTTTTTCCTTTTACTCGCTGGCATGGGGTTGTTTTATACAACCCTTACTGGAACTTTATATGACATGACAGTTGCAGATTGTAATGCTGGTATTGAACTCGCTTGTAAGGAGCTACAACAATGATGTACTACAACTTTCCATATAATCCAACTGAATTATGGGTTATGGGTTTTGAGAAAAAAACCAGAAAAACAAAGTTTTTATTTCATGCAAAAATTGGCAGCATTAAATTAAATAATGGTAATGACGCATGGAATCCAACTGACTTCAAAAGAGCAGTAAAACAAAAATGTCGGACTATCAAAAATGAGACTGAACATCAGTACACCTTTGAATTTAATGACCATTATCAAATGAACAGATATATCAAAACTGATAGATATAAGAGTGTCATTGATTTTCCTTTAGAACATTACAACAGCACACTTAATAGGAGTAGTCTCTAATGACTTTTGAAATGACACGCATAAAACAAAGGCTTGCTGATCTTGAAAAAGGTTATAAAGAACTTTCTTTCTGGCATGACCAATGGAAAAAACTTCACTTACAGGAAAATGAAGCTCATGTAAAAAACGGAATACTTCAAAAAGAAGTTCACGAAACTATGAAGATGATGACTCAATCAATCTTAGAACTTGCTTCAAGAGTAGAAAAATTAGAACAAAAAAATACTGGTAAAGACCACCCCTGATCTCTACCAGTACTCCACCCATTTGTCCTAACACCAGAGGACACCATTACTATAACAAAATGGAATCTTTAAACAACACCACACCGCACATAACGTCAGTTGATATTGACGAACAAGTGTATAGGTCAGACCCAGCTTTTGCAGCATCTGATTTGAAATATGCCATAGATCATGGCTTACAGGCTTTTCACACTTACAAGTTTGGCAAAAACAATCCTCCCAGAATTGCAACTACAGCAATGAAGTTTGGATCATTAGTTCATAAATTTTGTCTTGAAGAAACAACCTTCCATCAAAGATATGGCTTGCTTGATGAGAAACGCACCAAAGCTGGTAAGGCTGCGGCCTCTGCTATGCAACAGCTTGGCATGGAAACTTATACAACACCAGAACTTGAAACTTGTATTGCTATAAAAAAAGCTTTGTCTGAAAATGAATTTGCTAATAAATACATTATTCAAGACACCCTGACAGATACTAGAGGATTGGCCGAACAATCTTACTGGTGGAAACATAGGGAAACAGGCTTGCAATGCAAATGCCGTTGTGACTATGTGATTGATGATATGGTCATTGATCTAAAAACAACAGGTTGAAAAAGTATTCCCATATAGCGTGGGAATCTATGAACTTTCACCTCATTTTATTGAGCGTGGATATGAACTTCAAGAACAAACACTGTCTGACATTAAAGCCGCTCAAGAGTCAGGCATCTGGGCTGGATATACCGATCAAGCTCCAGAAGGCATTAAAACACTTACACCCCCTAAATGGTTATGACATTTACTAAAGAACAAACAGAACTTCTCAATCAACCCATTGATCCTAAAGTTGTTGCCTTCAGACAGCAAGGCAATATGCAACTTGCTTACTTAGAAAGCTGGTATGTAATCAATGAAGCCAACCGCATCTTTGGATTTGATGGCTGGCAGTCTGAGACAGTACAGCTTGACTGTGTGCAAAGTGATGACTTCTGTGTAACTTACATTGCAAAAGTCAGAGTGACTATTGGTGATGTAATCAGAGAGGGAGTTGGTGCTGGTCATGGTAAAGGCAAAAGCGTCAATGTTGGAGACAAGCATGAATCAGCAGTAAAAGAGGCTGAATCAGATGCAAGAAAGCGGGCTTTTATGCAGTTTGGTTCTCAGTTTGGTTTATCTCTTTATGACCGCACTAAAGCATGGAAGAATCCTAAAAAAGACAGAACTCCAGTTTCCACTCAAAACCTTACAGTTGTTGCCAAAGATGCAATTCTCAAGGCTGACACCAGAGAAAGACTTGATAAATGTGCTGAGTCTCTAGAGGTGCGTTATGCTAGCAGACAAATACCGCAAAACGATTACAACGACCTTTGCGACTTAATCAAAACTAGAAAAGAGGTGATTACAACATGACAGTAGCTGAGAGCCAGTTTTTCACAACAGAGCAACTAGCCTCAAGATATGGCAAAACTCCTCAAACAATCAGAAAGTGGAGATACAAAGGCTATGGCCCTGAGTTCTACGAACTTTCTAAACTTGAAGCCATTTTCGGAGATCCCAGAGTACGTTATGAACTACATAAGGTGCTTGCTTGGGAAGAAGCAAACGGCATTACACCTATTGAACCTTTTTAATTATGGATTTTTCTTGTGAAGAAGCAGAAAAAGCAGCAAACTGGTTTAAACAAGCTGCTGAAACTGCAAGAATGGAAGGCACAACAATTCGTGTCTATAAAAGCAAGTCAGATTATGATGAAATTGCTGGCTTTTCGCTTTGGGGTGGCCTCTGGGGTAACTCAGGCAAGATTGCACCCATGAACCCTAAACCAGCCTCTGAGAGGACTGTAAACGTCAAAGCAAACCAACGTGAACTTCCAGAAGATTTACCTTTTTGATTATGTACTTAGTAACTTTTCCAAACAATCCTTATGTAGGTCAGATTTTTTATCACCCAGAATCTGAAAGAACTTATGAGTTTTGTGAAACAACAAGAACAGATCACGAAACTGGAAAGGTCATTGAGTCTGCAACATGGTTTGATATTACAGAAAAAGATTTAGTTCCTTGACTTTTTATTAAACAAAACGTATCTTATGCGATCCCACAGGGTCGCTTTTTTCTTGCTTAGTCGTTTTTCTAGTTTATAAATATATGCCTGTTGTGTAGCTATAAGATCAAGTGAAGTGCTTACAAAATGGGCTTGCTTTGCATTTGTCTGTAATAGCTTTATTGAATAAGGCTTAAGCAGTTCAATATCTTTTAAGTTATTTATGAATTGTATAGACTTTTGCACCTCAAACTCACCTTCAAGGCTGTAGGTAGATGTTAAAGCCTTGATAATATCTTTCATTTGACTGGAAACAATTTTTCCTCAATCATTTTGACTATGGCATCGTCTACATCATTATCTGATTTTGCCGCCAAATCTTTCAAAAGCGACAAACAAGCTTTGCGTAGAGATTCACTTCTACCAAATTTAATAATCAAATTAACAAGAAATTTAGACATAACTTTGTGATTTCTTTTCCAAACATACCAAAAATTACTGGATCTTGCCTTCTAACCTACTAACCGCTTGTGATAACTTGTTCAATCTGTTGTATATATCAATAATTGTTTTTTCTCTGCGGTTACTCATATTAGATAAAGTCATAGCCAAAGCTGTAACTGCTGCTCCTATTAATGCTGCTTGTACCTCTGTCATTGCTTAAATCTATAATTATGCCTATTATTGCTAATAAAACTAGATTATGGCAGATAAAACAGCCGAAAAAGAGCAAAAAAAACAGCAATTAGATGATGATAAACCTGATTATCAAGAAAAAATTACCTTTTTAGTTTCTACTTTTGCACAAGGATTTATTTTAACTTGGTGTTTGGTAGTTTTATCTCTTGGATATATTAAGCTTCCTAGCAAATTATTTGGTGTAGATATTCCAGATCAGCCGAGAGTTGATAGCACATTTGCTGCTGGACTTTTAGGAAACATTTTGGGTGGTCTAGGAATTAGTGTTAATGCAGCACAGGGAGCTAAAAAGAAAAAGAAAGAAGATGAAAATGGTACTATTGGTAACTCTACAGGTGGTACTCAAACTATAATAATAAAACAACCCTTAGAAATCGTCACAACAAAACCTGACGTAATCAAAGTTGATCCCATAAAAAAATGAAAAAACTATTTGCACTTTTATTTTTGTTTAGTCCTTCTGTAGCACTAGCAGACATCACTCAAAAGTTCACAACCTCTGCACAAATTACTGTAGATATGCCATATAGCGTTACAAATAAGCTTGGAACGACTTATTCAATATCTGGTAATAATATTACTCCTTCTGTGACTTCTGGTGGCAGTACTACGGCTGGTCAAATTGGTGGATTAAACTTGGGAAGTTTAACTGATGGTGTACCTGCTTTAATACAAACTGATAAGAGTGTGACCACTAGCGGATCTGCATTTTCTCTAACAGAAGCTATAAATATTGGTGATAGTACTCCTTCTGCGATCACTCCATCATCAGGCATAGCATCATTACCTCATCTGTCGGGACAAACAACCATAGGTTCTGGAGGAACTCTCGGATCTGGAAGCATGACTAGTTTAAGTAGTGGGGTCACCACCTGTTCAGGTGCATTTGGATCAGGTTCTAGCTGCGTTGCGTCAACTACAGTAACCATAACCATAGATTGAAAAAACTTTGGCTGCTATTAATAATATTATTTCCTGTAAAAACCCTTGCAAACCCAGTCATACCAACGTTTCGCACAGGATCTTCAAGTACAAATTCTACATCTCAAAGTGTAGTTACCGAGAGCATAACCAGTTATCAATACCGCACAGGATATTCTCTGAGCGTATCAGGCACAAATATAGAGAGTGCAGATGTTAATGGCTATATTAATTCAATTCCTACAGCAGAAGCCACACAAACAGTTAATGGAATTAATTTTTCATATACAAGCCCTAACCTTGAGGGGGTTCCAAGATGGAAAATAGTAAACGAAGGTCAGCCATTTTCTTTAGTCGAAACATTTCTAGGAAATGGAATAGACACAATAACGAAAATAGATCGGGTCATAAATACCACAACAACAACCACAGTAGAAACTACCTTTGGTCAGTAATTCTTGTAATCCTTTGCCCTGTAAGGGTTTTTGCTAATACAACTGTTGCAAGTCCTAGCTCAAATGCACAGGGTACAGTAAACAATAATGCGACAATGATTGCACCTCAATCTACACCTCAGTTTCGTATGTCACAGGGAATTGTTTGTAGTTCACCAAGTCTCACGATTACTCCTTATGTGACAGATGCTTGGTCATTTAATAGACCAATAGAAACAGTCACTAAACAAAACATTTACGATGAAGATACAGGCCAAATTAAATACGTTCAAGAAACTCCAAGGTTCGAGAAAGATAATTACAACTTAAATTATGGAATTTCAGCACAGATCACTATTCCTTTAGGTAAAGCTCCTGATTTATGTTTGAAAGCTACAGAGGTAAATATAAAGAATCAAGAATTGTTATACCAGAAACAGATGCTTGAGCTTGCAATGTTTCGTTTGAAGGTCTGCGGAGAGCAAGCAAACCTAGGAGTGACCTTCGTAGGCAAATACGCACAGATTTGTGAAGGGATAAAAGTAACAGTACCACCAAATCAAGTTATACCACATACACACAAAATAGAGACTAATTAGAATTTTTTTTCTTTTTTGATAATTTTTTAATTAAATTTTTAACGATTGGTTTTACTAAATTTAAAATAATAGGAGTAGTCGCAGCCACAGATGCAATAAGAGCAGTAGAGACAACCACGGAAGCACTAGGTATATATTGGTCGATGAAAGGTACTTTTTCCCAGACCGCATTACATGAACCATCAATATCACGTTCATATTTTAACAGTCTCTCAAGCCTAAGTTCATTTTTAAAATCGCCCTGCCTAAATACTGCATTTTTAGGTGGACAAGGTTTATAGTCATCTTCTTTTTTTTCTTCTTTTGGAATCTGTGTTTGTGGTTGTTTTCCTTCTGGTAATTTATCAGGTTCTTTATTTATAGGCGCAGCCTCTTCAACAATAATCAGTTGATCTGGTTGATAATCAAGAGGGTAAAAACTTGGATAAGGGCAGTTACTTACCACACCGTTTGGATCATCTAATAGTAAATTTCTATTGCCTGTATTTTTTGTGTCTCGATGATAATAATTACAACCTATAACTTCTACATTTGAATGTTCATAGTTAGGTAAAAAAGTATAAGGTATATGAACCTCAGGAATATGTATTTCTGGAATACTTATCTCTGGTATTTCCAATTAA